TTACCCATTGGCGCGGCTTAAGAGCTTATTTTTGAATTCACAGTGGTCACGATATAACCATCTTGCTCGCCCGTGGATAACTTTGGCTTTTGGCAGGTCGCCGGACTTAATCCGGTCGTAGATGAAGGTTTTACCGAAGCCAGTATCGGCCATGATGAATTTCAAATCAACCAGTGAATCAGGTTGTAGTTCGTGTTGCATGAGTGCTATCTCCGAATAGGGAATCGAACCTGCAAATCAGGCAATAAAAAACCGCCATCAGGCGGCTTGGTGTTCTTTCAGTTCTTCAATTCGAATATTGGTTACGTCTTATTCGATGCGTACTCCTGGTATTTCGCCTTTTGATATTGCTAAGTCATAAATTTGCGCGGCACTATATCCATCTCGCATCCATGAATCTAAGGCGCGAACAGCCTCGCTACGCTTTTTATCTTCTCTCTCATTTTTGATATCAACGAGGACATCAACGCAATTAAGGCAAATGTGGATTTTGTCCTTACATTCGATCATGGCTGCTTTACCATGATTTCCGCCACACAGTGAGCATAAATCTTCAGGGTCTGACTGTTATTTCTGTAACGTTAAAGGGTTGAATGTTGAACAGGCCATAATCATCTCCATAAAACAAAACTCGCCGTAGCGAGTTCAGATAAAAGAAATCCCCGCGAGTGCGAGGATTGTTATTGTCTTTTCTTCGTGCATTTGTCGCACTTTCGGCACCATCCAGATAGGCACATCCGTCCGCAATTAACACATATAGGCCACATCATTTTTCCTCTTTTGGTTTATGAATCTGAATGGTCATGCCGCTTTGAGTGGTGACTACAATGACAGAACCAGGCTGAAGACTGTTAAGATTGAATGCTTCGTAAAACGAATCCAAGGCCAGCGCTTTTTTATTCTTTCGGTTCCACCAACGCCATCCCTTGCTACAGGCTACACTGACAATCCACTGCCCACTCCTGTAAGCCATATAAAACCAGATGAGCAAAACCTGAAGGAATGCTATCCAGTCAATAATCGTATATTTCGCGAAGGAGTCCATCACTTCACCTCCTGCTGCGGTGCTGCTGGCATTTCACGCCAGTGCGTAACTGAGTGCGGATCCGGATATTCGGTGCCATCATCCCAGCGATTGCCATTCCACATTGCAGACCACATCTCACCGTCTTCATACATGACCATTACCGGAATTAACTTATCGCGCCAGAAGCGCAGCAGGCTATCAGATTTGCAGAGCGTGAAGGAGTTCCTCTGCACACCACAGACCTGTTACAACCAACTTCCCGCGTCGGAAAAATGGCGCAGACTACAGCAGAAAATATCCCTCTGGCTGGCACAAGCGGAATGAGAGCAACGCAACAGGAAGCGAGAAGCCAGTTGGTGCAGAGATTTGCTGATAAATTTGGTGAGTATGATCCAGCGGTTGTTATTGACAGCCTTAAAGCGAAAACATCAGGAATTCGTCGTGCCGCCGGTAATCGACTGGAGCAGGTTCAGAATGCTATGGCTGGAGTAAACATTCAGCCTGTGCGAGCAATTCAGCAGATTGATACTGAGATATCTAACCTGCAGAAGCTTGGTAAGGTCGCTGATAACGAGACGATTTCAAAACTTCAATCCTATCGTGATGAGCTTGTTCGCAATGCTGGTCCTGATGGTCCGGTAAATCTGGATTTGAAGCAATTAAGCGATCTGCGCAGCCAGTTCAGAATGGATGTGAAGGGTGAGCGACCAGTGTTACCAAACCGTTCCGATGCTGCCATTCAGCGCGTTTACAAGGCAATGACTGACGATATCAATGGTGCCATTGGTCAGAATCTTGGCAACGATACTCTCCGTAAATATCAGCAGGCCAATGCCGTCTACGCTGACGAAGCGGCGAAACTAAAGAATACCAGGCTGAAGAATGTTCTCATGAAAGGCGACCTGACGCCGGAAGTTGTCAACAACATGCTATTCAGCAAGAACAAATCGGAAATTAAGACTCTGTATAACTCAGTTGGTCGTGTTGGCAGGGCGCAAATGCGCAATGGCATCATTGGAAAGGCAATGGAGAAATCTGGCGGATCCCCTGACCAGTTCCTTCGACAGCTTAACATCCTGCAAAACCAGACTGGCATCACATTTAAAGGTCAGGATGCTGCTTATCTGAAAGGATTAAAAAACTACCTGCAATCCACGCAGCAGGCTGCAAAAGCGGCAGTAACAACACCCACAGGGCAGCAAACTATTCCGTTCATTATAGGGTATGGGACGGCAATGAACCCGGCGACAACTGGCGCAGCAGTAAGCTACGGACTTCTTACTCGCGCCTATGAGAGCGAGCCATTCAGAAATGCAATGCTCCGAATGGCAAACACCCCACGCGGATCAACAGCGTTTGAGAAAGCCATGCAGCAGGCACAAAAGGCCATTAACGCCCTGACTCAGGGGGCTAAGTCTGATGCGTTGTCAGAATAGCTTCGCAAACACCAGGAACGTGCAAAAACCAAATATGTAGAACGCAATATTCAGCATATCTCTTTGCATATATCCTCCGTAACTGATAGTTAGCTGCTGTCTTTTTTATATAGCTCTTTGAGCGTATCAAAGACAATTTTCTTAACCATATCAGATTGTTGTTCTGCCATACGCTCTGCATCGTCAATGTAAACTGATGCAGAGTTTTGTTTATCCAATGATTCCTCAATCGCTGCAATTATCTCTGAGTTCAGCGACCTGTTATTCATCTTCGCACGCTGCTTAATTTTCGCGTGGAGTTCATGCGGAAGTCTCAAGTGAAACTGCGCCTCGTCGTATTTGCTGTACATCCTTGATGCCTCACCAGTTGGGTGGAATGGCATCGTAACCTACTGGATAAATACTCAATAGTACCATTTCTGTATGCAATCACATCATGGTTGCATCATATCATTCGTCTGGAGCAATGAAATGTCAGATATCACCGCAAATGTTGTGGTAAGCATGCCTTCGCAACTCTTCACTATGGCTCGTTCTTTTAAAGCCGTAGCCAATGGCAAAATTTATATCGGTAAAATTGACACTGACCCGGTAAATCCTGAAAACCAGATTCAGGTTTATGTGGAGAACGAAGACGGCTCTCACGTTCCTGTTTCGCAACCAATCATCATTAACGCTGCTGGTTACCCGGTATATAACGGACAGATTGCCAAGTTCGTAACTGTGCAAGGCCATTCTATGGCTGTTTATGATGCATACGGTGTGCAGCAGTTCTATTTTCCTAATGTGCTGAAGTATGACCCGGATCAGTTTTCTGCAGAATGGCTTGCCAAGATGTCTGCGCCTGATTCTTATGCATTATTTGGTACATTCTCATCAATAGCAGATCTACGAGCATTTACTGCATACTCATCAGTTAAGGAAAATGGAAGAGTCTATGTTGATTCTTATCACCTTGGAACTGGTTATGGCGGAGGATATTTCCGCTGGAATTCAACCAGCACTGATACTGATGACGGAGGCTATACCATTAACCCAACTGGCAATACTGGAACAGGACGCTGGAAACGTGAATTCGTATCTGCATATTCAGCTCGCACAGTTTCGCCTTTAGAGTTCGGTGCTAAGATGAATGACAGCACCTTCGATAGTGCCCCAGCGATCAATGCCGCCATTTCATACCTCAATCCTTACTTTGATGCCTCATATGACTCACATCAAGGCGGGGATGTAACCATGCCTGCCGGGATGTTTTACATCAATGACACAATATACGGTTCTCCAAATGTAAGATTGATCGGTACTGGGGGAACGACCGGATTTAGATATTCACGTGCTGGGTGCTGCATCATCATATCCATGTCAACAATGGATGCAAACAAGGTACAATATGACACTGCTCCTTATAAAATCGACGGTACTGGTAGATATACTGACACCTCAACAGTGGATAATGGGCTGACAATAAGCCACGGCTATTACGGACAGTATTTAGAAAACTTGGTTTTTTTGGGAAATCCAGATCAAAAAGCCAACATTCGTATCTGGCGAGTGCCAACGTCAAAGTTAATTGGTGTGGGAACATATGGCTGTCTAACCAACTTCTGGATTAGCGGTTCTTGGGGTACGGCAGTTGAAAATTGCTTTGCTCAAGGAGCAAAATACGCAACATTTTTGACTCCTCACACCACAGCACTAAACATTGTAGGTGGGTACTTCACTGGAAACACATCGCAAACATGGGCAATGGGTTCTGCTCAGTGGTTCCACAGGACTGCCTCTGATTCAAATCGTCCAAATATTGCTTATGTAACAACATTCCTTTATGCGCATGATTCAGTTGATATCAATATGCATGGAGTTACTTGGGAGGGTTACTATAGGGATTTTGCTTTATTCTACTGCGGTAATGTTAACGTTTTTGGTGGCTATAACGAAAACTCTGTAATCCCTAGCTCCGAGTATGGTCACACAGTCTGGGTGCACTGTGTAGCCTCTAGGATTAATGCTTATGGAGTATTTCTAAATCATGGGTATAAGGATTTCGCCGTTCAGTCAGGAAATTTAATTGACCCATCTACCGGGGCGTTAATCCCTTCTGAAATATCTAACATAAATCTTTATGACCCAAGAGTGGACTCGAAGTTTTTACAGATAAACAAAGATCTTGGATACGGCGAATATAGTATATTCATTAGCTGCAAGCATCCTATAACATCAGATCTTGCTGTCACACTTGCCTCATTAAGAAACTACTCGGCCCAATTTGATGGCCTGCTTGATCAATACACTATGCGGGTTCCCTCAATAACTCCAAATGGAACAACAAGCTTTAGCTTCCAAATCAGTAATATATCTAGTAATGGTGAGTATAACGTGCGCTTTTTAGCCAGAAACTCTGGCGGCACTTTACATCAGGATATTAGATTTAAAATGCTAATTGGAAGCGTGGTGTCAGTGACAGGGGTGGAAGAGCGTTCGAAAGTAGGTACTGCAAGCTTGGGCTCACCTTCGGTTAGCTTTGCTTCTGGCACGGTAACGATAACCTTTAATGGGAATTCAGGACTATATTCTTTATACCGTGTGCAATGCTTGCCTGTTAACAATCAAGTTATTTACAGTTTCTGAATTTATCCCCCCCCCGTACCCGCGGTGGGGGGGGGGGTGATCACAAAAGAGGGTTTTTATGATTTTTCAAGTAAATCTTAGCCAATTCTCTTGCGCCATAAACATTTAGATGTGCATGATCCATGTAAATAAACCTTCCATTTAAATAAACCTTGCAGCCTGAATCCGTGCAAAGGATATCATTTGGGTCTATATAAACTGGTTCTTTGTAGGAATTCATGATTTCATCTAATGAAATGTTAACATTTACTTTTTTAGCAAGTTCACTGTGGTCATCATTTCCAGATGCAATGTCAGATTTAAACTTGTTGAATTCCTTATAATCCATACCATTTGGTCTAAGTATTACAATTAGTTTAGCACCATGTGATGATAGGTATTCAAGAGTGGATAAGATGTCGTAACCATCTGCCTTGAAGTAACTGTCATCATTACCCCAACTAGCCCCTACAATCACGTTTTTATAACCCCTAGCCAAATCAATCCTTTTTTTGTTATAGGATAGCTTTTCCTCGCTACGGTATTTTGAAACCTTTGTGCCCTCTCTATATGGATTTATATTCATAATTGGTGGGAGCGAGCTTGAAACAGTAACAGCGACTGATTTTCCTGCATCCTTAGCCAAATAATCAATGAACTCTATGTATGACCCTGCTATCGAATCACCGATCATTATGGTCTCTGGCTTTTTTGTTACATCTCCTATGATGCATAAACCATCTTTAGTTAGTGAATAGCTATCATAGCACTGAGAGTATTTGACCTCAGACCTGTTCTCATTTGCAAAATCGTTATTGTTAAATCTATCTGGGAATCCTTTCTCTGAGGAAGCCCAGAGGAAAATAAGTGAGAAAATTACAAGAGGAAGAATTAATAGAAGCAAGAGCGAAGGCAAGAATCCCATCTTAAACTTGCGCACCTTAGTTTCAAAAGCATAAAAGTTGAATATAGAGAGAGCGATTGTTAGTATCAATACCACAAATTTAACAAAAATAGTGAACTCAACACCCCTATAATTAAGTAGGGCAATTATAGGCCAATGCCACAAATACATTGAATAAGAGATTTTGCCAATGAATATAACTGGTTTTAAACTTAAAACTCTGTTAACAATTGGTGTAAAGGATTGATTGGCTCCAGCGATTATTATTAATGCCGCACCCACGCAAGGTATCAAAGCATTATAGCCAGGGAACAAGCTTTCTTTCTCTATTGAGAAAGAGCTAAATGCAATTAATGTTATACCTAAAATAGAGAAGGCGTTTGATACTTTTGTGGATTCAAATTTGTAATTACTTAGTAATATTGAAATAACGCCACCAATCATCAACTCAAAAGCCCTGAATGGGAGCATGTAGTATGCAAGCGATGTATATATAAGTGCGCCGTATTGCGAAACAGCAAACAAAGCAATTATTATCAAAACAAAGATCTGAAGCTCATACTTTCTAAATTTCAATATCACAAATGAAATTATCAAAGGTGCAATTAGATAGTACTGTTCCTCGACGGATAAAGACCACGTGTGAAGAAGAGGGATCTGATCGGCGTTCCCTGAGAAATAGCTTGTAGTGTTGAAGTAAAAAAGGAAATTACTGATAGAAAGAAGAGTGAATATTGCGCTTTTGATCATGTATATAAACTCATCAGGCATCAATATGAAAATTGATGCGACTAATGTTGTAAATAACACGACCAATAAAGATGGCAAAATTCTCTTGATTCTTCTGTTGTAAAACCCTGAGTATGTGAAACTTCCGTTAGAAATTTCCTTTCTTATTATGGAGGTTATTAGATACCCAGAGATTACAAAGAAAATATCTACCCCGATAAATCCGCCCGTAATGAACTGGCTACCAACATGATAGACTATTACCAATAGAACGGCTACTGCACGCAAGCCGTCAATGTCTGGTCTATATCTAATCTCCATAAGGAATCCCTTTTGCTTACCCGTTTAAAATTAATATTTCAGACGCAAAGAAGTATCTTCTTCACATGATGTTGATTGCAAACAGTGATCAAGCCATTTCATTACGCAATTCGTCGCTCTTATGCAGTTACAGTCATCATTTTCTACCTACAAAACTAGCGAAGTTGCCAAGTGCCTGACCTGTGTGAAACGCATATATGCAAACAGCAAACAGCAAACAGCAAACACAGCACAGTGTAATAATGTGTTAACTATGCCAATCGAGGTGTACTTTGCAAATAGCTTTAACATTTCTTCTATCAGCTAATAATCAAAGGCATGAAGTCTATCATCCAAATCTTAAACGATCGATACTTGCTGTGGTTGATAAGACAAAACTGAGACAAACAAAGCTTTGCGCTGGATTGCAAGGCTTTGTGCTCTTCGATAGTGGTTAAGGTGGATCACTCCACCTTTTCATCAATCCAGTCCGCCCACCATTGCATCATTTCTCTGCGTTTATCGAGATACTGAGCATGGTTGTAAATCCCACGCACAGAACCGCCGTTGGCATGTGCCAGTTGCACTTCAATAGCATCAGCAGGCCATTCGTGCTCGTTCATAATCGTGCTGAATTCATGCCTGAATCCGTGACCGCTTTCCAGACCCTCATAGCCGATTTGTTTGATCACAAGTAGCACCGCGTTCTCGCAGATTGGCTTTTTCTTATCGTTGCGCCCGGCAAAAACAAACTCTGATACTGGTTTAGTGATGGAGCTTAGCGTAGTGAGAAGTTCAACCACCTGGTCCGACATCGGGACCACATGAATTTTGCGTCCCTTCATCACACTGGCGTCGATGGTGATAATCCTGTTTTCAAAATCGACGTTCTTCCATTGCATGGAACGAAGCTCTTTTGTTCTTAGGGCTGTGTAGCGTAAAACCTTGGTCGCAATGAGCGATACGATGCTTCCTGAAAATGTTGCCAGTGCTTTGTTAAATGCCGGGATCTGGTCTGCAGGAAGAAACGGGAAGTTTTTCTTGCGGTATCCCTTCATGGCGTCAGCAAGGTCAGGTGCCGGGTTATATTTAGCCCTACCAGTGACAATGGCGTAACGGAAAACCTCGCCGCATCTTCTGCGGGCTTTGTTGGCTCGCTCCATTGCACCGCGATCTTCAAATCTGCGGATTACTTCCAGCAGTTGCATCGGCTCAATATCCTGAATCTCAAGACCGCCGATGATAGGTAAAATGTCGTCATCAAACATTTTTGCAAGTTCATTTGCATAGCCTACTGACCAGACTTGCTTCTTGTGCTCGTACCATTCCTTGTAAATCGCACTAAAGGAATTGTTGTTAGACGAAGCCTTTTTCGCCTTTACCGGATCGATGCCGACCGAGATGTCTTTCCTCGCAGTCCATGCTTTATCCCTTGCCTCCTGCAAAGTCATAAGCGGATATTTTCCGACGGTCAGTATTTTTTCCTTACCGTCAATCTTGTAGCGAAGCTGCCATACCTTTTTCCCGGATACAGGAACATAAAGGTACAGGCCATTACCATCGAGAAGGCGGTATGGTTTTTCTTTCGGCTTTGCTGCTTCAATCTGCTTAACGGTGAGCAT